TGGGCAGCGATGCCACTGAAGGCGCTCACGGCGGTCTTATTGAAAGGACCGACCATGAGTATCGACGGCTCGCCACCACTCTCAAAACACTCCTGCATCGTGGTCTTGAGCATCGCCTCCGTAAACGCCGTGGGCGTTCCGAAAGCCTTCCAGACCTGTGCCGCACCTGTCGGGGTCGAACCCGTGTAGCTCGGCTTGGTCACGTTCGTCGAAGTCTCGTTCGTCTTCAGCCAGCAAGGGAACCCAGCGGTGACGCGGGCTGTCGCGGTAGCACCGACAACCGCACCGACGCCATTCAGCAACGCTGCTACTTCGATGTTGCGCTTGAGTTCCTTCGCAGCTTTCGCCGCCTGGTAACCGACCTCAGACGCCCTGCCCGCCTTGTCCACGCGCTGCTCGGTGCCCGATATAATGAAGTCCACCATGTTAATTTGGCAGTAGTTGCCAAGGCGAACGGTGGGAGTGATAGCCGTGAATGAAGACAGATCCTGACCTTCGACTACGGGCGTTGCACTGGCCGTAGAGAGGGCGTCCGTCTGCCACTCAAAGTAGGTGTTGTCTGCGCCACGGGTGCCAATGTTGCTCTGGAAAGGCGTCGTAGTCGGGCTGATATCAGAGATCAAGTCACTGAGATCCTCCCGAATGCCTTTCGCATCGTAAGTAGTAAATGAATTCGCAATTACAGCCATGATTCTCTCCGATTATTCCGTAAGGATGTTCGCGAAAATTGCCGCAGCGTCATCGACCTTGCCGGTCGCTTTCAGCCTGGCTCTTGCCGCTTTCGCCTTACGGGAGCGTGTTTGGACGGCAATCGTTTTGCTGCCGCCGCTCACACTGCCGATTTTGGATTTAGCCGAGGTGATCTTGTCGCCTGTGGTCAGCTCATCGTAGAGCATCGCCTTTCGCAGTATCACTACTGCTCGGGCATCGTACAACTGATTGAGCTCCTCCGGAGAGTAGCCTTCAGTTTGTCCGTACTCCATTAATCTCCGCTGATCATTGGCTTGAGTATCGCCGTCCGACCACTCAGGAATTCTTTCGAGAACTTTTGTGCGCTCAACAGCGATATGATGGTGCAGCCGGTTGTCATTCTCCTGCTGCGTGAGCTGCTGGATCCGGCCCTGTTCGGCCTGCACTGCCTGGATCTCTGCGCCGCGCTGGCGCTCGAGCTCCTTTAGCTTCAGCCACTGGACCGGGTCATCGCGTTCGAGCGCGTTCCAATCCAGGTTAGCCGGCGCGTTGGCCGCTTCCATCTGTCCTCGAAGTTGTTGCAGCACCTCCTGGTACTGCTGATACGTCTGCCGCATGGCGGCCTCTTGGGCGGGCACGTTCTGGAGTTGCTCTTCCAGCGTCTTCCGCTCCTCGGCCAGCTCCTGCTGCCGTTGTGTGTACGTTGCACCGCGCTGGTATCCGTTAACGAGTTCGTTCAACGATACTTGCGACTCCTCACCATCTGCCTTGATGGTGTAAATCGGCTGATCATTTTCAGATAGCTCGCCCTCCGGTTCATCAACTGGTTGCTCGTCCACCACCGAGTCATCGGCTAACTCGGGATCCTGCTGCTGTGCTACATCCGAGGAATCGGTCGAGGGTTGCTCTTCTGACGAAGAATCCCCTCCCGGTAGCTCCTCGGGTCCGGTCAGCACTTGGGCAAAAACTTCCTGGATATCGCCCATAGAGCGCGGGCCAGCTTGTTCAATACCGGCTTCGCTCATCACTTCCTTCCTTTCTTGGTTTTCTTGCGTGATTTTTCCATCGTCCAATCCGCGATCAAAGTCCGCAATCCGCGCAACATCTCGTCTAGTCCGCGATTCGCGGCACTCAGGGCCTCACGTTCATCGATAGCCCCGGGCTCTGAAAGCGTCCACTGCACAACATATCCCTCGCGGGTGCGCCCGATCATCTCTACGAACACCGGATCGTCCAGGATCTCCTGGGCGCGGCGTCCCTTCTGTTCGCTGTTCAAGTCCATCACAGCCCTTCCCGCAGGCTCGCCTTCAGCACCTCAATATCTACATCGTTCTGGAACTTCTCTTCAGCCGTGAATTCGCGTATAGCGAGATCGCCAGCGATTCTGGCACTTTCGCGCTCGTCCAACTGCTGCTGTTTCATCACCGCGAGCTGGAGTTTCTGCTGTTCGATCTGAGATCTGGCCTGGATATCCATCACCTGGGCCTGCACCATCATCTCTTCCGGTGACGGCTTGGCCGGCTCCTCTGGTGGCGGCGGCTCATAGTCGGGCGGAATCGGCTTGAAGAACTGGCTCGGATCCTGGAACCCGCTCACTTCTAGCATCTTGGCGAGCGTGTTACGGAACTGTCCGAGCCCGACCAAAGGATTGCTAGGCCCGAGCTTTTCTAAGATTTCCTTCTGCTGCAAGGCCACCTGGCCCAACACCCCAAGCCTATCGTCGGCCATGCCGTGGCCGAGCCCTACGTTCACGCTGCAATCCATATTTGAATCCCACACCCTGGGATCGATCGGCACCCATTCATCGCGCAATCTGACCATGCGCTCGCGATCTTGGTGTGTGATAACGAGTTTGAGTACGCCTTTGCACATTCGCCGGAACCCGTCCGCGAACATCCGCGCCATGAGCTCGAGGCGCTGTTCCGCGCCACGCACCGTAGCGGTAACCGCTGCCTTGGTGGTCGATTGCAGGACATCGGGGTCGAGGCCCTGGGATGCGGCTGTCTGGCCGGTACGCGCTTCCTTCATCGCGTCCAGGTATTGCAGCATCGGGAAGGCTTCCTTGCCGAGGAACGGCACATTCAACTGCTGCACCATACCGGGCTGGCGCATTCTGATGATTGAGCCGACCTCTGGGTTCAGCACATCGTCGATCTCGACCATGCCCTCTACCACGCCGGTACGCGGGTAGAGCGCGAACGCCAGCGAGTCCAAAATCCCACGCAACACAGCCGACTTCACGCGCTGGATGTCTTTGGTCTGATCGGCCAGATCCGAGCCGAAGAAAACGTGCGGTTCCGGATCGGAGTTGAACATCGCGAACGGGATGTCGGTGGCTGGCTCGTTGTTCACGATCTCGTAGCCGTCGCCTACCGTGCAGACGCGCCTGAGCTCGGCTATCCCGTCACCGTCGTAGTCGATGTAGCAATATGCCTCAACGTACAAAACCCGTCTTTTCTCGTAAGCGGAAATCGGACCTTGCACATCCGGACTCGATGTGCGCGCCCAGTATTCGTCATTATCGATGAACGCGATTTGATCAGACAGATGCTCGTCAAGCATATCGCGGTCATAACCCAGCGCGACCAGCGACGATACGGTCGCCATCGTGCGATGCCCTACGACCATAGCATCGTCGAGCGAGGTGGCCGCAGCGTCCACAAAGAACTCTTCGGGCGGCATCGTCTCGATTTTGATCTTATTACGTTTCCTGGAGCGCCGTATCTCAACGTCATAGACCTGTGGCGGCGGCTGGCCCTGGGCCTGCATCTGGGCGCTTTGCTCGGGCGGTACACCGGGCGCTGGTCGCGCCTCAACGCTTACGGCCTCGACGCCCTCTTCTTGCAGGATCAGACCGAGCGCACCCTCGTCGAGCCCCTCGAAGGTGTGGGTCTGCACTTCCATTGAATCGTCCCACCACCATCGGACGAAGCCGCCGCGATTGACCAGGGCGTCCTTGAAGACGCTGTAGAACATCTCCAGGCCGTTGTTGTCTACGTTCAATATGAAATTGACATAGTCGGTCGCCTGCTCGGCCATCGCGACATCGTCAGCGGTGCGGGGCACAAACTCGACGGCTTTCTCTGAGCCGAAGAAGACGCGCATCATGCTGGGCAGCACAGCCTGCACGGAATCGCGTACATCCCGGCTGACCACCTGGGAGCGACCATCGATTTCGTTGCCGAACGGGTCGCCACGATAGTACCGGGTCGATTCAGCTCTGATAGGGCTGATATCGTCATCGATGTACTGGATCGCGTCAGAGATATAGGAGCGAACTGCTGATTGCAGCTCCTCTTCGCTCATCCCCACGCCGGCCTCGGTTTCGGCCTCGTCTATGTACGCCAACGACTAGCTCCGGTCCCCTACCCGCTCACAAGGTACAGCACGCTAGCGGGCTCGTCAAAAATGACAGGCGGACATGGGGCTTAATCGAGGTACTCGGAACGGACCCTGGGACACACATCCGCAGCGCGAACTACGAGCAATGCCGTGGTTTTCCGGTAGGCCGACGGGACAGCTTTGGACGGGGCTCTGAACAGCCTTGACGCGGATCAGAGGAGGGCTAAGGGCACCAACTTGCTCCTGGGCAGGGAGAAAATTTGCTCTCTGGTTGTTTAAGCCGGCCCGTGGAACACCATTCCACCGGGCACGGCCCCTTAGACCACTCCAGCCAAATTACGCTTGATCGCGCCCAAACGTCTACCCGATCGTCCGCCCATCGCGGTCCCGGCCTCTGACGCGAACGTCAGAACGAAGGCGTCCGCACTGTCGGGTGACGAGACCCCGCGCTTCTTGAGATCGCCTTTCGATTCGATCTTCACCCTGCCGCTCGATGTATAGGCGTAGCGCACGGTCGCGAGTTCGGTTTTCAGTGTCGCGTCTCTCGGGAGCCTGACATCTCGGCCTTCGAGCCAGTGCTTGGCCTTGTACCAGAGTTCTGCGCGAAGATTCAGGTAGTGGTTCCCCATCGCTGGGCTCTCAGCGACGTTGATGCCGTAGGCCGGCAGCTCGAGCTCACGCAGCCGATCGACCACACCGGCCCCGAGCCCGATCGAGTCCACGAAAATCTCGGTTGGTTTTTCCTTTGTAGAATCGTATTCAGCCTTAATGGCCCCGGTCAACTGCATAGTGTCCAAGTTGCGCCACAAGCGGATAGGCTCAGTGACCGCATTGCCTTTGCGCTTACATAGCGCGGACGCATCGGCACCGAACCGTGCGACATCGACGCCCCAGATTGTAGAGCCGAACATCGTCGGCTCGACATCGCGACTGATCGCCTCGGTGACGAGTTCCTGCGGGATCACGGTGTCATCGTCGCCCCTGGGAAACTCGCCAAGCACGCGCACGCGGTAGACGTTGCTCTCTTCACCGTAACGCAGCCGACATTCCTCGACGTACTCCTCTGACACTCTGCCAGAGTCCACGCAGCTTACATGGAACGTAGTCCAGGTGTCGGCCAGCTTATGGAACGTGTCATAGAAGTAGCCGGTCGAGCGGACGGGGTTGCCGGCGAGCACCATAGCAGCGTTAAGCGCGGACATCGAGCCACCAGCCGACTCGTAGACCTGTTCCGGTACGCCACTCGCCTCGTCGCAGATCAGCAGCACGTTATCGGCGTGTACGCCCTGTAGTGCGTCGGGCTGTTCGGCCCTGCTCGTTTTCGCGGATATGAAGTTGCGTTCGGGATCGCGGGCGAGTTCTATGCGGTCAGCTTTTACTACGAACATATCACGGAAGTCGGGTGCACTCTGCTTCAGCCACGCTTTCGTTTCGGGCAACAGCGCGTCCTGTAGCTGGGCCGAGGTGGGCGCGGTCAAGATCACCTTCGCGTGGTAGTGCGTTCCGATCCACCAGAGCGCGAGCCATGACAGGCAGCTCGTTTTGCCGACACCGTGGCCTGACCGGATGCTGACACCGCGATCACCCCGGGCGACGGCCTCGAGAACCTCCGACTGCCAGGCATCGGGCTTGGCACGCAGCATGGCCTCCACGAAATACGTCGGCTGCTCCCGCATCTCGCGCAGCGGCAGCTCGTAGAAATCGGGGCTCA